CGATGCACACGTTCCCGGCGATCAGATTGTTGTACGACTTGTAGACGCCGATGCCGGCGCTCAGCATTGATGATGCGAGATCGGCGGCATCCGGCGAGTATTCGTTGTTGCCGATGCTGACGTTGTTAAACACTCTTGAGTTGTTGGTGCCCAGCTCCACGAAAGGATTGGCAACATCCAAATAGATCCCAACGCCGTCATAAGCTCGGCCGCCAGATCCGTTGCCGCGAGACAAATTGCCATAGACATCGACGTTCGTCGATCCGGAAATCGACATGCCGCCGCTGGCGGAGAAATTCGTGTCGCTGAATTTTTGGTTGCCTTTGATGGTGTTGTAACAGACGCGGTTGTGACCGCCGCGCATGGACAGCGCCGCGCCCTCGAACCGGTTGTTCGCTATCGTGTTGCTTTCAAACACCACATTGGTCGCAAACTTGTCTTCCGCAAATGTCGTTGCGCCCGTATTGATGAGAATGCCGCCAGCAGCGTTGTTGCTGATGTCGCAACCTTTAATCAGCAAACCGTTGACTTGCGCTGACACATTGCCATCACCAGACTTGATTTGCGCGCCAAGCCGCGCATTGTTGGAAAACGTGCAGTCGATAATTTTGATGTTGGTAAGGTTGTAAGTAGCGTGCGCAGCGGCCATAAACAGCCCGCTTTGCTCGTTGGCAACAACGGTGTGCCGCGCAGTTACCCGAGTCAACGTGGCGCCAGCAACCCCACTGATGCTGCTGCTGGTGATACTTAGGCCACAGCGTGCACCGACGATTGTCGAGTCGGTAATTGAAATCCCATTGCCGCCGACCCAGATGACGCCGTAACTGCCCGTTGACACAAAATCGACGCCTTCAATGGTCAAATTGCTGGAGTTGGAGCATTGAAGCCCAATGGCAGTGCCCGCATTGATAATCGGATTGGGCCCGGTGCCGTATGCGCCAATCGTCACGTCGGATCGGCCGAACGCAGTTACAGCGGCGCTTTGCGTGTTGGCCGTAGTGCCGCGTTTTTGAAGGTAGACGTTTGAACTGGCAATCGAGGGCCAGACATTGAACGGATCGGCTTCACTGCCGACACCGTTCGTGCCCCGCGTCGGGTCAATGTAGAAGGTCGCCATCAGGTAAAAGCCCCCACCGCGATCACCGTCACGCCGCTGCCGGTGGTGACGCCCCATCCGGCGCCGGTGGCCTTGAGCCCGACCGGGATGACGTAGGTGCCGATACCTCCGCCGACGTTGGCGGGCAGTATGGTGACGGCGGCGGCGCTGCCGTCTTTGATTTGCACCTGCGAATTGGCCGCGGTGGACACCACGCAGATGAGCCGGTGCAGGTAGTCGCCCGCTGCCCCGGTGGCGCCCAGCACCTGGTCCGTCTGCGACGCAGCGACGGTTTCATACTCGCCGACGCCATCGATCACCTCGAGGGCGCCCAGGCTCTGGTTCTCGCCGGTGATCAGCTCGGACAGACGCATCGGGTAGCCGCTCATGCCAACACCTCCACGGTTGCGGTGCCGGAGGCGCTGATGCGCATGTGCGTGGCGTCATCTCCGGCGTAGGGGAACACGATCTCGTTGGTGGCCGAGGTGACGCTCCACGTCTCCACGGCCAGGGTCTCGACGCCCAGGCCGTTGCGGGCGTCGAGCTGCACGGTGCCGGTGCCGGTGATGCGCAGGCGGAAGATGCCCGGCACCGGCACCCACGGCGCGGTGAGGTTGGCGCCGGACCACACGGCGACGCGGTCGGCCACGAGGTCCGCCTCCTCGCCCACGGTGGGCAGCGTGACGATGGCGTCGGCCGCCTGGACGACACCGGCGATACGCATCGGGGTGAGCAGGCGGATGGCCATGTCACACCACCTTCGGCCGCGCCATCATGCTCACCGCCACCAGCGCCGGGCCGGTGGTGATGGTGCCGACGTAGCGCACCCACCCGCGGGTGGACTTGTCGGGCACGGTGAGCTTCTGGACGTTGTTGGCGGACGACACGCTGGTGAACGCGGCGTCGGCGATGTTGGCCGCGCCGGTGCCGGAGCTGTCAGTCGCGTCCTGGATGCGGCCGACAATGGATCCGGTCACCGCGCCGATCTGCTGCGTGAACACGAGGTCGCCCTCGTAGCCGCGCACGTCCACCCAGCCGCTGGTGGCGGCGGCGGTGTTGGCGCAGCTGGCCGGGTCGATCAGTTTGACGATCGCGGCCGCTTGCCCTTCGTTGTTGAGCATGGCGGTCTCCTCAGGCCTTGGCGATGGGCGCCGGCTTGTACGACCCCTTGGGGCCGACGCGGGGCGGCACCTGCGCCGCGAGCTCGCGGGCGAGGTAGAGCGGGACTTCGACGGTCTCGCCCGGCTTGGTCTCGCGGGTGCGGTTGCCTTCGGTCAAACGGAAGGGGCGGAGCACCTCGACGGGCACGGGGCGGTCGGCGGCGGACAGGGTGGTGGTGCTGAGCATGGGCGTCTCCTGGTGGCCGCGGCCGGGTGAGGGCCGCGGCGGATGCGTTGTTAGGTGATGGAGGTGGCGACGCTGAAGGCGCCAGGCACACGCACGCCGAAGTCGACGGAGTACATGGCGCGCACCCCGATGATCCCCGCCTGGAAGTTGGCGAAAGGATTGATGTCGACCTCGAGCACGCCCCACTCGGCCATGAGCATCTGCGACCAGTCGCCGAAGATCATGGTGGCGGACGGGACGTTGTTGCTCGCCATGGCGCGGTAGCCGTCCATCGTCGCCTCCTCGAGGCGGCCTTCCCACAGCGGGCTGGCGGTCGAGCTGAACTTGACGCGCTGCTTGAGCAGGGCTGCGACGGCGCCGGTGGTGACGTAGCCGGCGGAGCCGCCGAGCGCGTTGGCACCGAAGACATCGGTCTGGAACTCGATGATGCCCGCGTAAGCGATGGAGGTGCCCGACACCGAGCCCACGCCCGAGGTGCCCAGCAGGCCGGTGGGCTGGCCGCTGGCGCCGGAGCCGTTCAAGCCCTTGGCATCGACATCGATCCCCACCTGCGCGGCGAGGTCGCGCAGGACGAGGTTTTCAACGTCCGGCGAGCTCTGCAGCGTAAGCTGGCGGCTGATCTCGGTGTACGCGCCCACGGTCTTGGGCGTGAGCGAGATCTGGCCCAGCGTCATCTGCGACTCGGTGATGCTGGTGCCTTCGTTGGCCAGCCAGTAGGCCGTGGCGCCGGCGGTCTGGCGCGGGATGGTGATGTTGTCCGTCAGGCCGCCCAGGCGGGTGACGCCCATCTGCATCAAAACGGTGGAGTTGCGCAGGAGGTCCACGAAGCCCTGGTTGGTGGTGCTCACCAGGAAGCCGCCAGCGTTGCCGGTGGCGACGGTGAGGTCGCGCTTGAGCACGTCCAGCGGCACGAAGAACGAGTTGTCCGACTTGGGCGCGCGGCCCATGCGGCGCTGGATCTCCTCGTGGGCCTTGAGCTCGAGGCCGGCCTTGGACCAGTTCCTGTCGATGATGGCGCGGGTAGCGCGGAACAGGCTGTACTGGTTGGCTTCGCGGTTGGTCATGCCGAGGTTGCCCACCAGCTGGTCGTCGTTGGCGCGCTCGCTCAGGATCTTGAGCACGTCCTCGGCCGCCTGGTCGAGCGTTTTGCCGGACTCGATCCAGCCGCGGATGGTGCCGGCGGGGATCTTGTTGCTCTCGCCCAGGCGGGCCAGGGCGGCGCCGCGGGCCTGCTCGATGCGGCGAGCATTGTCGGGGGAGAGGGTTTCGGCGGATGCGCCCGCCGGGGCGTTGTCCATCACTTCCATGATCGCTCCTTGCGATGTGCCTTTCGGCGGGTCAATCTCTGCGCCCAGCAGGCGCACCTGAAACTGCTTGCCGTCCGCGCGGCCGATGCCGACGGTGGCGTCGGCCGGCACGGACACGATGCTGATCTCGTAGGGCTCCCAGTCGGTGACCCGGTACGTCTCGCCGCTGTCGTCCGATCGCTCGAGCACCATCGCGTGCACGGCGTAGCCCACGCTCACCAGGGAGCGGATGCCGTCCTGCACGTCCTGCCAGACCTCCTGCGCGCGGGCGCTGCGGCCGAAACGCACGACGGCCCGGCCCTTGCCCTTGTCGATCCACGCGCGCTCGACCACGCCCACCTGGTCGCGCGTGTCGTGGTCCATCAGCAGCGCGGCGCCGGCGCCAAGGCGGCCCATGCGCATGGCCTTGCCGCCGTGGTCGAGGATCTCGGCGCCGTACCAGCGTTCGTAGGGCAGCTCCGACGAGAACGACAGCTCGACGGTGCGGGCCTCGACGTCGATGTTGGCGCGCTCGGTCTGCAGCGCCCGGTACTGCATCGGCAGGGTCTGGGTCTCGGCGATTTGCTGTGCCAGGGTGGTGGTCATGTTCACCTCGGGAGTGCGTAGACGCGGGCGGCGCTGTCGGCGTCGTCCTCGTCGTCGTCGGGGGTGTCGTCGTCGTCCGGCTCGGCCGGGGCCGCGGGGGCGGCGGCCGGGGCGGGCGCGGGCGGCTCGACGGGGTCGGTGTCGAACTGCAGGTCGAGCTCGTCCATGAGGTCGAGCTCCTGGCGGCGGGCGCGCAGGACGTCCTCGAGGTCGGCGCCGTTGTTGGTGGCGGCGATGACGTCGGCCACGGTGCAGAAGCCGGCCTTGACGGCCTCTTTCGCGGCCGTGACCTCTTTTGTCGGGTCGACCCACGACCAGCCGCGGGGCTTGAACCGCGCGGCCTCGAACTTGCGCGGGTTGGCCACGTAGGCATCGACGGGGATGGCCTCGATGGCGCGGGCATACACGGCGGCCTGCAGCCAGCGGCGATGCAGCGGCTCGCGGAACGAGCGGATCCACCACTGCTGCAACACGCGCCAGAGGTCGCGATCGTCCAGCAGCGCCAGGCGCGACGACGAGTAGTTGCTCTGCGCGTAGTCGCGCGAGAGGCTCTCGTAGCTCACGCCGATGCTGCTGGCGATTTCGCGCAGCATCGCGCGCATGAAGCCGTCCACCGCAGTGTTAGGCCGCGTGGGCGTGTAGCCGACGAACTGCTCGCCCGGCCGCAGCCGCTGCATGAGCCCGGGGCTCATCTCGGTGATCTGCTCGCCGGTGTCGGGGTCGGTCTGGTCGACCAAAGAGATGTCCTGATCCGGGCTGCTGATGAAGCCCATGTAGCAGGCCGCATTCCTCGCGGCGACTATCTCGGCCTCGCTGTAGCCGTCCAGGTCGTTCAACCTCCTCGCGGCGGCATGCAGCCACGGCTCGCCGCGCGACTGGGGCCAGCGGTCGACCACGTAGAGATGAAACACCTGGTCCGCCGGCACCCGCAGCAGCTGCTCGCCGGCGACGCGCACCTCGTGCAGGTCGCCAGGGTGGCCGCCGCGCAGCCAGTAGGCCACCGGCCGGTCGTACTCGTCGACCTCGACGCCCATGCGGATGCGGTTGCGCGTGGCATCGGCGGCGAGGTTGTAGGTGTCGGCCAGCCGCTCGGCCTCGATGAGCTCGAGGGACAACGGCACGTTGCTGCCGGGCATGGCGCGCTGGTGCACGCGCACGAGCACCTCGCCCGCCTCGAAAATCTGGCCGATGAGCTGCCGCTCGAAATCGGGGAAGCCGAGCTTGCCGCCGGTGTGCACGTACTCCGCGCGGCTCCAGAGATCCCACGCGGCCTCGATGCTGGCGTTGACGTCGTCGAGCATGCGCCCGCGCTGGTTGCGCACCTGGGCCTGCAGGCCCACGCCGGTGCCGATGACGTTGTTCTGCACGAGCACCTTGGCCCGCTTGGCGTAGCCCGCATCGCGCCCGAGCTGGCGGCTGCGGCCGCGCAGGGTGCGCAGGCTCACGTGCAGCTCGGCATCGGCCGAGGTCTCGGCGCCGTACCAGCCGGCGGTGAGCCGCGACTGCTTGGCGGCGTGGTACATGCGCCGCTGCCCGGCCGGGCCGCGCGGCGCGATCATCTTGGCGATGCGGCGGCGCAGGTTCTCAAGCACGGGCAGTCCTCACGTACACCTTGTTGGGGTTGGCCAGCCCGCGCGCGAGAGCGGCGGCGGCCTTTTCGGAGAGGACCTGACGCTCCCAGAACGAGATCAGCTGCAGGATGTCGGCCGAGCCGTTGAAGGTCATGGCGACATCGCCCACCTGGTACGACTTGCGCGTGGGCGTCCAGGCGGCCAGCGCGGCCTTCAGGTCGGCCAGGGCCCGCTCGGCCTGGGTGCGCGTGTCCGTCCCGGCGGCCATCGCGCCGGGGTCGGGCCGCAGGGTGATCTGCCCGGCGCCCACGGTGTAGCGCGCCCCGGCGAGCGACACGTAGGCCGCCCAGCCGTAGTCGCCCGGCGTCCACGCGGCGGTGGTGGCGGCGGCGACGCTGACGGCGTAGTCGTCGCCCGCGGCCGTGGCCGAGATGGTGATCGGCGCCCCGCCGGCGCGCGGCACCAGGCGGTACGTCAACGCGTAGCCGAGCGAGGCCGGGTAGTCTGGCACCGCGGTCTCAAACTGCAGGGTGTCGCCGACGATGAGCTCGGTCTGGATCACGCGGCCCTCCGCAGCGTGGCCCCGCCAATGCGCCGCGCGGCGCGCAGGGTGCCGTTGTCCGCCGGCGCCACCAGGCGCAGCCCGCCAATGCGCCGCAGCTGCTCGGGCAGCGCGGCATCCGGCCCGGTCACCGCAGCGGCCGAGGCCACCACCAGGCCGCCCAGCTGGGCGTCCACCGAGGCCGTGGCACCGGTGATGCCCGCCGCCACCGTGGCGCTCGACACGAGCGTAAGGCTGCCCAGCGTGCTGGTGACCGTGCCCGTGACCGGGCTGGCGACTGTGGCCGAGCTGGTGACCGTTGCCGCACCAAGCGTGGCCGCCACCGTGGCCGTGGGCCCGGCCGCCACCGTGGCCGAGCTCGAGGCGGTGAGCGCATCGAGCGTGGCCGTGACCTGCGCCGTGGGCGACGAGCCCACCGTGGCATCGGCCGCAACCGTCAGCGCGCCGAGCGTCGCCGTCAGCGTGCCCGACGCGCCGGCCGCAACCGTGGCCGAGCTGGAGAGCGTAGCGGCATCGAGCGTGGCAGTCAGGGTGGCCGTCGGCCCGGCCGCGACGGTGGCGGAGGCCGAGGCCGTGAGGGCCCCAAGTGTGCCGGTGAGGGTGGCGTCGACCCCGCCCGCTGCAGGCAACGCGCCCCACGGCACTGCACCCCAGGTGCCCGCGGCCCAGGTCATTGCGGCCAGCCTCCGATGGTCAGCTGCTCGACGGCCTCGACGGTGGTGCAGTTGTCCACGTCGGCTTCCAGCAGGTCGCTGCGCCCACGCTGCGCCTTGATCCACGCCCAGTTGCCCTGAAGCTTGGTCCACTCGGGCCCCTTGTTGCGGCCCTCGCTCAGCATCTCCATCGCCTGAGCAAGCAGGTTGACTTGGAGCCAATCGGGGTACTGCGACAGGATGCGCTGGCGGGCGGCTTCTTTGATCTGCTGCTTCTTCGCGGCTTTGGCTGCGGGCAGCGCGGCGGCGGCGATCTGGGCGTCGGTGGGGCGGGGTTTGCTGGAGAGCCATGTGATGCTGGTGGTGCCGTCGGCGTTTGCCGCCAGAACGAAA